AGCGCATCAGATTACAGCTGGTGACGTTTCGAACACTTACATACAGCTTTCAGATAATATTGTTGGTATAAGTCGAATTTTACCAATTAGTTCTGGATCAATTAGTTCATCCAGTTCACAAGGATTCAATATCTTTGATATTAACTATCAGCTGCGATTAAACGATTTTTATAATCTTTTATCAAGTTCCTATACATACTATGTAATTGCGCGCGAGCATTTGGCAATGCTCGATTTAATTGTTACAGGGGAAATTCCATTCTCCTTTAATAAGAAATTAAACAAAGTAACTTTATTTCTTGATTTTGCTGGTCGTCTTGCTGTTAATGATTATGTTGTTTTTCAAGCAACACAAATTGTTAATCCAGATACATATGCGAAAGTTTACAATGATACTTGGGTAAAATCTTACACTACAGCATTGTTTAAAATGCAGTGGGGCAATAACTTAAATAAGTATACAAATTACACGCTTCCTGGTGGACTTGTTGTAAATGGTGATAAAATTTATAATGACGCAATTCAAGAAATTGACCGCTTAAACGAACGATTACGCGACGAGTACGAATTACCACCTCAAATGCAAGTTGGATAATTTTATGGCAGTTTCTGTGTATTTTAATAATCAGGGTGCAACAAGAGAACAGTTTTTAATCGAAGATTTAATTATTGAATCGATTAAAAATCATGGAATTGATATCTATTATCTTCCGCGTAAATCTAGATCATCAATCGATCAACTCTATGGCGATGATCCTGTTAAATCATACGAATTAGCATTTAAGATTGATATGTATCTTGAGACGTTTAATGATTTTGAAGGTAATCGAGAATTCTTTTCTAAATTTGGTTTAGAAATTCAAAAATCTGCGAGAGTTGCAGTTGCTCGAAGAACGTTCGAAAAAAATATTGGTGTAAATATTCGCAATCTTCCAAAAGAGGGCGATTTAATTTATCTTCCTGTTCAACAAAAATTATTAGAAATTAAATTTGTTGAAGAGGAAAAAAACTTTTTTCAGGCAGGTAAATCAGCGCCATATATGTATGTGTTAAGTGTCGAGGCGTTTAGATACAATGGTGAATTGTTAAATACTGGCGTTCCTGAGATCGATGAAATTGCTGATAGGGAAGCAGTTTCTGTTGAATATACATTAAATGTTGATGGATCAGGAACGTTCGACGATATGGAAATTGTATATCAGGGCGCATCACTCAATGCTGCAACAGCAAAAGCATTCGTTGCTGATTGGAACAAACCAAATCGAATATTAAAACTTCGAAATATTAAAGGAGTATTCGCATCGAATGTAAACATTATCGGCAATACATCTGGCGCAACATGGACATTAGCCTCTGTAAATCTTATGGAAAATGCAAATGAAACCTTTGATGATAATGTTCGCATTGAAACAGAGGCAGATAATATTGTAGATTGGTCAGAAGCAAATCCATTCGGATCGAGTGACGATTAATGTTATCAGGAAAATACTTTTATCACAGAATAACTCGTAAACTTGTTGTTTCATTTGGAACATTGTTTAACAATTTACGATTAACTCGATATGATAACACAGGAACAACAGAAATTGAACGAATCACAGTACCATTGTCATATATGGCAAAGGAAAAATTCTTTCAACGCATAGAACAAGATCCTAATTTAGATAAAAGAGTTCAAATTACATTACCACGTATGTCATTTGAATTAATTTCTATAACATATGATCCGCTTCGAACTAAATCTATATTTAATAATTCGTATACTTCTAGCAATAACTCAATTGTTAAATCTTCATACGTGGCGCCATATAACTATACATTTCAATTAAACATATATGTTCGTAACACTGAAGATGGTACACAAATTATTGAACAAATTTTGCCATATTTTACGCCAGATTACACTCTTACAATTAATTTGACTGATGGTGTTGGAGAAAAAATTGATGTGCCAATCGTTCTAGAATCGATTGATTATCAAAACTCTGGACAAATTGGAAATTCTGAGGAATTACGCACATTAATTTGGACATTAGGATTTACTGTAAAAGCATATTTGTATGGTCCAATCGAAAATAGAAAACTAATTCGAAAAGTAACCGCAAATACACTAGATTCTACTGTTTTACAAACAGGTGAAAGAAAAATTAATTTAAGTTCTGGTTCGGGAAATTATAAAGTTGGTGAACTTGTATACGAAGGAAAAACAGCGAGCGCCGCAAATGCCTCGGGTTTCGTTAAATCTTGGAATAATGTTGCGAATCAAATTATTATCACAGATGTTACTGGTGTATTGTTAACAGGTAACAAACTTACAGGAGCAGTTACAAATACTGCATATACAATTAATACTTTTGATATTAATGACAATCAATTAGTAAATATAACTGTGATACCAAATCCATCAACAGCGAATGCGAATTCTGATTTCGGATTTACAGAAACTATTGAAGAATATCCAAATATTACATGAGTGAAATTGATAATAAACTAAGTGACATATTAAATACTGATTATATTCCTGTTGTAAAAGACGACAAGCCTATAACAGTTCATCAATCACACACAGAAAATCCAGATGCAGATTACTCGCGTTCAAATTATTATAATTTAATTGAAAAAGGCAACGAAGCATTAGATGGTATTCTTGAAGTTGCGAAAGAATCCAATCATCCTCGCGCATATGAAGTTGCTGCAAATATGATAAAAAATCTCTCTGATGTAACAGAGAAACTTATGATTCTTCAAAAACAGCAGCACGATTTACAACCAAAAGAATTCTCGCCAACAAATATTACAGTAGATAAAGCAGTGTTTGTTGGATCTACTACCGATTTATTAAAGAAACTTAAAAATGAATCAGCTGAGTAGAATTAAAAATTATCTTGGAAATCCTAAATTAAAGCGCATTAACACACAGCTGCAACTTACAGAGCATCAAGTTCGTGAGTTTATTAAGTGTTCAAAAGATTCAATTTATTTTATCGAAAACTATGTTCGAATTATTACGCTTGATAAAGGATTTGTGCAAATTAAACTTTATCCGTTTCAGCATCGAGCAATTAATGATATTGACAATAATCGCCGTGTAATTGTAAAAGCAGGTCGTCAGGTTGGTAAAACGACGATGGTTGTTGGATACATTCTCTGGTATATTTTATTTAATCAAGATAAATTTGTCGCAATTCTAGCAAACAAAGCTCCTACAGCAAGAGAAATTTTAAATCGCATTAAGGTGGCGTATGAGGCGCTGCCATTGTGGTTACAACAAGGTGTAAAAACATGGAACAAGGGCGACATTGAACTTGAGAATAACTGTCGTGTAATGGCAACCTCGACTGCCTCGAGCGCGATTCGTGGTTATTCTATTTCGTTACTATATCTCGATGAGTTTGCATTCGTACCAAGTAATATTGCTGAAGAATTTTTTACCTCTGTTTATCCAACCATATCCTCTGGTGAAACCTCTAAGGTTTTAATTTCATCTACACCATGTGGAATGAATCACTATTATCGCATGTGGACTGAGGCGACTGAGGGTTTAAATGGATTTAAACACATTGAGGCTGATTGGCGTGAAGTTCCAGGTCGTGATCAAAAATGGGCAGATGAGCAACGCAGAGTTCTGGGTGATGAAAAATTCCTTCAGGAAATGGAATGCGAGTTTATGGGATCTGCAGGAACGCTTCTATCCTCTGCCTCATTAAAATCATTAGCGTTTGTAAAACCTGTGCACACCTCTGACAATGGAATTAAAATTTATGAACAACCGAAACAGGGGCATGTTTATACAATTGTTGCTGACACTTCTCGTGGTAAGGGATTAGATTATTCTGCATGTGTAGTAATCGACTGTACAATTCCGTATAAAGTTGTCGCCTCTTATAAGGATAATAATATAAGCCCACTTGTTTATCCATCGATTCTGAAGAAGATGGGCGACTACTACAATCAAGCATATGCCTTAGTCGAAATAAATGACAATGGACAACAGGTTGTAGATAGTTTATTTGAAGATTATGAGTATGAAAATATTTTATCAACAATTGAAATTAAATCAAAGATTGCACTGACATGGGGTTATGGTAATAAATCGAATCGTGGAATTAGAACCACCAAATCGGTAAAGCGACTCGGCTGTTCTATTCTAAAGAATTTAATTGAGCAAAATAAACTAATCATTCAAGATTTTGATACGATTGCTGAGTTGTCAACTTTTATTGCCAAGGGATCCAGCTTCGAAGCTGAAGAGGGTGGGCATGATGATCTCGTAATGTGTCTGGTTCTCTTCTCTTGGATGTCAAATCAATCATTTTTTGCTGATTTGACGAATACAAATTTAAAGGAGCGATTGTATCAAGAACAAATGAAACAGATTGAGGAAGATTCTTTGCCAATGCCCATGGCTGGTCATGTAGATATGGACAATCCAGATTATGATTTTATCTCAAATGGAGCGGTTTGGAAGATCGTAAATCATTAAAAACCTCAATTTACTAAATAAACCGTAATTACTATTTCTCCCAAACAGGAGTAAAACCATGGCATTTTTAGTTTCTCCAGGAGTTAATACTTCTGAAATCGATCTGACAACATCAGTTCCATCCGTCGGAACTTCGACTGGTGCGACAGTTGGTGTGTTTCGTTGGGGTCCAGCAAATACAATTGTGCAAGTATCGAGTGAATCTGACTTACTTCAAAGATTTTTTGCGCCAAATTCAACCACTGCAGAATCTTTTCTCTCAGCAACTAACTTCCTCGCATATGGAAATGATCTTCGTGTAGTTCGTGCAATTAATTCAACAGCAGGATTGACAGCTGCAAACAATGCACTTGCAAACACTGTAAACGCAAGCGGAACAAATGTACCAAGTTTCAGCGGTGTTGTTACAGTAAATGTGGCACAACACTCTACTACAGTCACTGCAAATACAACTAATCCACAAAATAATAAATTTACATTGTTAACAAGCGGAGACTCGGTTACGATTAATGGTGTTTTAAGAACAGTTGCCGCTGTAACTGATGCGAATACATTTACTGTAAACTCAAATGTTGGATTCTCTGTTGCTGCAGCAATTTCAGATGCCACTCTCTTCGCGAACACTGGTATCGCAAGACCAGATGCTTTCGTAACAATCGCGAATGATGAAGATTACTTTAATACGCACTATGGATCATCTAACGGATCTGTGCAATTTGCAGCACGTTATGCTGGAGAATTAGGAAATTCGTTAAAAGTTGAAGTATGCGCTAAAGAATCTGCGTTTACAGGATGGATGTATGCACCGTTGTTTGACGAGGCACCGAATACATCCAATTACGCTACGGTAACGCACTCAGCGCCAAATGTTAAAGACGAATTACATATTGTTGTCGTTGATCAAGATGGATTAATTTCTGGAGTAGCGAATACTGTTCTTGAGCGTTATTCGAACTTATCTAAAGCAACAGATGCTCGCGGTGACGATGGATCATCGATTTACTATAAAGAAGTTTTATATCGAAACTCTCAGTGGATTTACTGTTTTGGACATCCGCATGGATCCAATGTTGCGAATACATATGGTCAAACGATTACTGCTGTTAAAAATAGTGGAGATGGTAAATTTTTTGAACCTGCAGCTGTTTCCTCATTCTCGCTTCAAAATGGAGCAGATGGAATAGTAACTCAATCAGCTATAACAACAGGAATTGGGTTGTTTAATAATACAGAAAAAGTTGACGTCTCATTGCTCTTTGCTGGAGATTGCGGCGCTGGTGCAAACGCATCGATAAACACCGTAACAGTTGCAAATGAATACTTATCCGTTGCAACAGCTCGTAAAGATTGTGTTGCATTCGTATCACCCGCATATGCAAATGTTGTTGGTGCGCAAGCCTCTGCAACTGCGATCGTTAATTATCGCAATGCATTGACTAGCACCTCTTATGGTGTAATGGATTCGGGTTGGAAGTATCAGTATGACAAATACAATGATGTTTATCGTTGGATTCCAGGTAATGCTGATGTTGCTGGTCTCTGTGTTCGAACAGATCTGCAGCGCGATCCGTGGTTCTCGCCAGCTGGCTTAAATCGTGGTCAAATTCGAAATCTTGTAAAACTTGGATTAAATCCAACGCAAGCAGAACGTGATACACTGTACAAGGGTGGTGTAAATCCGATTGTCTCATTCCCAGGAGAAGGAACAGTTCTCTTTGGAGATAAAACTTTACAAGGACGCCCGAGTGCATTCGATCGTATTAATGTTCGTCGATTGTTTATCGTCTTGGAAAAGGCGATTTCTATCGCTGCAAGATCAAGTCTCTTTGAGTATAATGATGAATTTACAAGAGCGCAGTTCGTAGCACTTGTAGAGCCATTCTTAAGAGATGTGCAAGGTCGTCGTGGTATCTTTGACTTCCGTGTTGTTTGCGATGAAAGCAATAATACAGCAGGAGTTATCGACCGCAATGAGTTCATAGGCGATATCTATGTTAAACCAGCAAGAAGCGTAAACTTCATTCAATTGAACTTTGTCGCTGTTCGAAGTGGTGTAGCGTTTGACGAAATCGTTGGTCGCTTCTAATAAATAGAATAGAATAAAGTCAGGAGAATACAATGGCTTTTAATGTATCTGAATTTCGTTCTCAAATGCAATTCGATGGCGCTCGCGCTAATCTCTTCGAAGTTGAGATGAATTTTCCCGCCTTTTCTTTACCAGGAAATGCTGCGAGAAAATTGCGTTTTTTATGTAAGACTGCACAAATTCCAGGATCAACAGTAGGAATTGTTCCAGTTCAATACTTCGGTCGTGAAGTAAAGTTTGCTGGAAATCGTACCTTTGCAGATTGGACAGTAACATTATTAAATGATGAAGATTTTATCGTTCGCAATGCATTCGAACGTTGGATGAATGGAATTAATGCACATAGATTTAACACTCGCTCTGCTTCAGCATCAACACCGATTTCTTATGGCACTGATGCCTTCGTGAAACACTATGGTAAGACAGGTAAGATAATCAAACAATACAAATTTATTGGTATGTTCCCGAATGATATTGCACCAATCGATCTTGATTGGGGTAATAATGATGCTATCGAAGAATATTCAGTGACCTTTGCATATCAATGGTGGGAAGCTGCTGCCGAAAGCGTTTTTTGATCATCATGATCATTATTTTATCATGGAGTTAATTTATGGCAGGAATTAATTTATTCGGATTTCAAATAGTCCGAGGAAAACCGACAGAAGATTTACAACCAGCAGTCACTGCACCGACAACTGATGATGGTGCAGTGACAATTGCCTCTGGTGGATATTTCGGTACTTATCTAGATTTAGATTCCTCGTTTAAAACAGAAAATGATCTTATCACGCGATATCGT